GACGCTTTCGGTGATATATTGTTTTAGGCTTCTCATTGCATATTCCTGTATATATTATTTATCATTGTTCATCTTTTTTACCAGACAGAATTTTTAGTAGTTCATTTCTATCAAAAGATTGACCATCACCTAACGGAGTAGCTTCAATTTCTTCAGCCTTTACTGCTTGTTTCTGATCTAAGGCGGCTTTTTTAAGCTGTAGCTCAATCATTTTAAGCTTCTTTGTCATTTTAGCAGTTTTAGCAGTGATAGCATGGTTCAACATTGTACCGGCACTATTAAAGATTTCTGCACTGAATCTGCTATCAACTTGCATACCCAAATCCATCAAGTCTTTATAGCTGTTCTTAGCCAAGTCAGCAAGTTCATCCATTTCTTCATCACTAGATTCAAGTCCACGTACCTGCGTCAATGCTTGTTCTATCTTTTCTAAATTAGAAAGTGCATCTTGGGTAGAGATTTCTATATTGGCTTTTTCAAGGTTGGACTGATTGACATCTTTTTCTACATCATTGGGAAGTTCAAATAGTTCTTCTAGTTTCTTTGTCATAATATCAGTATTTATTAAGGGTTATGAGCATCATTACTTTTGGAGTAATCCCATATCATAATATATAGTATTCTCAGCCGACAGCTTACCTAGATACAAAAATCTGCGCAAGTTATGGTTTGTAGTTCTAGCCGTATTATCTAAGTTTCTATAATACTCAGCGTCAGTTAGTTTGTTGAACTCTTTTAATTGATCTACTATCAATTTTTGCTTTTCTTCGACAATATCCGTCTTATCATAACTTTCATCAATCCAAGAATCAAACGTTTTGAAACCTTCTTTTTTTAGTATATCTATACTACCTGAGGGTGCAAACAACATAAAGGGTTTTTCTGTAACTACTGCCTTGAAGGTTTTTTCAGTAATCATAAGTGATTGCGTATTACTGTCATGCCAAACTGGATGTTGAGGTAAAGTTTCTATTACTACATTGATACCTGATTTACTATACTTTTCATATATGTTTAATGGAAACGAGTCGATAAGATTATTAACATCTATGCAATAAGGAAGACCGTCTATCCATCTGTCAATAAGATGTTTTTTATCTTTGTATGATTTGGTTATATCTAGATTTTTTAGTTCTTCTTTAGTAATCCAAGGATTTGGGTATTCTCTAACTTCCGGACTAAAGTTAGTAAATGTATACTCGCAATCTTTTAGTAAGTCTTGGTTAATTAGTTCAAGAAATAGAGAGAATCTAGGTTCATAATATCTTCTAGTGAAGATACTATATCTTTTTTCTATTGTATTATCTTTTAGTTTATTAAAAAGAGACTTGTTTCTGATATATTGATCATATATTGTAGATAACCAATGGTTGTAAACTTGAACATTTACACCATGTATTCCCATCGCTTTAAGTGCATTATCTAATTCTACTTTTTGGTGAACCCAGGCTATGCTAAACCATAACGATTGAGGATTAAAGCCATGTGTGTTTATAAGATTTTTTATTTGAAGTGCAGTATCTTGGACAGGCATTGTAAAATCTTCCAAAAATAATAACTGTGCATCTGAAAGATTTGCAAAGGTGTTTAGTTGCTCAACTGATGCATAATCATATATGTTAGTTAAACAATATCTTTCAAGTATGTAGACTGAATGATCTACAATATCTGCGCCTTCAATTGTAGACACATCTGATATAGAATATTTAGTAATTAGGGGATATCTCAATAAGACCGAAGGATCAATAAATCTTTGGTTAATATATATATTTTTCATTTACTTCTACCGTTATAAAACAAGTCATCTTCTGTTATTACCCTAAAAGTGTATCCTTGACTTTTACAATATGCCATAGCCGATGCCCACTTAGCGTGATTAATGGCTACTACTATTCTATCTTTGGCATTTGAAACTTTGCTTTCAATAATGCTTTGTTTTTTAGGTTTGATCTCAACTACTTCTGCTATCTTCTGCCCATGCTTGTTTTGATATACTACAAAAAAGTCAGGGATGTATATAGTAGGCTTTCCGGTCAGTGGATGTTTATAGGGAATTCTTAACGCTTCGCTAGCCCAGTATAATACATTTTTGTTTGTGTCGCAGAATGTCATAAAAGTAAGTTCCCAACCTGAACGGTATTTAGGTTGGTGATTCCCTATATATTTTTCAGGGTGCTTTGGCGTATATATGCCTTGCGCATACTTTGCCATTATAGTACCACGTTTCTAGCGACCGGTACTACTGGTTGAGGTATTACACTTACCCCATACAGTGATGTTTTTGATTTAAGACTGTTTAACCAATAGCAAATCTGCTTGTTCATTGACAGCGCATTTGGTTGACCCTTCAACTCATCTAATAATTGAAGTACGGGTACGCCTGTCTGTGTCGATATTCTAAACAACACTGTTGTGAAATTATCTGCTATGTTTTTTGTTTCACATACACTGGTAAAATAACCATTGACGATATCGTACTCGCTGGCATTTATTCGTAGATCAGTTTGATAGAATGCATCAAAGATTCTAACTGTTCTGTCTAATGTTGTTTTGTCATCAATAATTCTAGGCATGTAATTTACAGGTTTGTCTGTCTACCTGCATAAGTTACATCACCTGATGTTTGTATTGAACTTCTAGCAAGTAGAGTAGGTGACCCCGCTCCATAGTTAGGTGTAGTCAAATTAGTTGGAAATAAAAAGGCTACATTTCTATTTAGATTAGGATTATCCCGTAATGAAATTGCCAATCCTGCTTGAGATTGCAGTTGATTTGATGTTACTAATCCAGGAACTTTTTGATAATTGTATGCTACATTAGCATTGTTCTTTGCAATGGTTCCCATGATTAATCCTTTAGTGATTTAATGAATCCACCTTCAGGATCTAGATATGCTCCGGGTCCAGGAACCACTGCATTGGCTCCTACAGGTGTTATTGGACTTCGTTTTGTATCGTATGTTGCATCTAATCCAAAACCTTGTACGATATTGCTAGGATCACGCCCATCCATGCCACCCTCGTTGTATACTACAGTTTCATAGGAAATATCCATTTTAAGTTCCATTGTGCCGGCAGCCTCTGCATATGCATAGGTGTCGTGATCAAACTTAGTAATAACTGGATTGATTAATGTGTATGCTGTGAAGTTGTGTCTGTTAAAACCAAATACAGTAATGTTTCTAAAGAATGGTTGTTTAACCTGTTGCTGAGAATCTGCAAAAGATTCTCCTATATAACCCCAATTATTATTACCAGTTAAGCTAGCATCATAAATGTTTCTAACGTTGTAATTTTGATTTGCTGCGCCAGCTCCCGGCTGACTAGGCTCTACTTCAGCACCAGTAGCACCTTTGAATACTCTTAGGTTAGTGCTGTCTTTGTAATAGTAAGAATAATATGCATCCCACATTTTTGTAATCATATTCAATCCATCATCGTGAAAAGTAATGTTGATAGGATCGTAGTTTATTTTAGTCTGTACAATTCTTTTTCTATTGTATTGATTCAAATCATGTGTTTTGATATTGAAAGATGGCAGCTTTATTGATTTAACTAATACGCCAAAATTATCCCCGGTGCCTATGTTTCTATCATAAACAGCGGGGTTAATATCAAAAAACGTATGAAATAAAAACTTAAATTTTGGTGCAAGATCATATCCACCTGGTCTAAAAATCTTAGCAGCATGTGTAAAATCTCTAAGTATGGAACTGCCGAAGCCGGCAGTTCTTTGTACTTCATCACCGTAGTACGACATTTAAATATTAAGTGCCGACTGAAGTTGAGGTGCCATCGCCGCCACGAGGGAATGTTCCTGCGCCGGCGCCTACACCAGATTCTAAACCATATGGCTCAGACTGAATTGCGTTATCATATGACAATGTTAATGCGATTCGAACATCTTCAGATGTGCCGTAATTCAAAGTATTGTAGTTTACGGATTCTAAGTAGCATCCATACAATTCCCAACGTTCTAGAATAACTGGTTCATTTGTACCATTACCACCATCAAGAATATCGATGTATGTGCTAAACTTATAGTCACTTGCACTTGAAGCACTAGCTTGTTCAATAAAGTCTAGTTGTTTCTGTAATTGTTCACCAACTGCTCTAGAAACATTACCTGCGGCGTCATCACGAATGTTGACGTTCAACGGTTGCCATGTGTGCTTACCTGCCATATACACTGTTGAGTTGTATACTGGAAGAGTAATTTTAGCAAATTGAACGTTAGGACGTGAACAATCTACTACTTGGCGTGTTAATTCCTGTGCATCGGTTAGACCAAAGTTAAAGAACAATACGCGGAATCTGTATTGTAGCTTTGGCATCAACAACGTGCCGTTAGCTGGGGATAAATCTTGTCCGCCCGCTACCGAGAAGTTGTTTAAAGATTGTGAGGCTGTTGCCATTTTGTATTTCTCCTGTTAATATTATTTATCTTTTATTAGTGAGCGCCCATTTAAGGGCGCTTCACTTAATAAATTATGCTCCTGATAACTCACCTGTATTCAATATACGCACTGGTATATAGATGAATTCAGCTGCCTTAACAGGTTCGATTGCAACGTCAACCCACAACTCGTTTCTATCGATACGAGCAGGAGTGTTGTTAGACTCATCACAAACAACTAGATAGTCATAGATACCACGTTTTGCAACTAGGTCTAAGCACAATGACTCGATAGTGTTAGCAATCTGACCTCGTGTGAAACCATCGTTAGGTTCGAACACATATGGACGACCTGCTAATGTTAATTGTCTACGCATGTAAGCAACTAAACGAGCAACGTTAGTTCTGTCTAATGCAGAGCTAGAGTTGAAGCTTGTCTTATTACCATAGTTCAATAGACCTTGACCAGTGAAGAACACTAGTGGGTTGATGAAGTTTACGTATAGAACATCACGAATACCTAAGCGAGTCTTAATCACTTGGAATTCACCGGTTGTTCTGTTAATATATCCAATGTTTGCGGCGTTATCAATAATACCACGACGTGTACCTGCTGCTGCTAACCAAGGATAAGCAATAGTGTCGTTACGTAAGAATGTTCTCAACATCATGTGTGATGGGGGAACAGCAACTAAGTTACCACTCAAGTCACTTGTGATACCACTTGGATAGAACAGACCTAAGTATGTGTTACGATTTACACAACCTTCTTCACCTGTGCTTGTTGCACCTGCTGCATTAGTTGCCCATGCTTGAATGTCAGTAGCACTATCAGATAGTCCCATTGGAGTGTCACCTAATATGTAACCTGTTTCGCCACGGTCGCTATTCAATACAATCATGTTAGGTTGTAGTTCTGGATAGTTAGGTGTAGCCATCAAGTTAAAGAAGTTATCTTCATCACGCAAGTCAGTGTTAGTGTCAATTGCCGCACGTAATGCTTCAACAACCATGGCACGTTGTGCCTTACGACCCATGTACGGTGAACCGTTAGATTGTAAACCGCTTACTGATACCCATGCATCTCTTTCTGTTGGTAAAGACTCACCGGGGAAGTTAGCATTGCTAAAATAATTTGCCTTGAATTGTTTAACATTGTATCCTGAACGGCGTGTGTTAAACAACAACATACCAGTTGGATACAATGCATCATCAGGTGCATCAATATCTAGGTAGTTACTTGTTAGCAAGCTAGCAATTGTTGGGATAGGATCCTCAGTTACTGATGTTGTACCGTTAGTTGCCCAACGTGCATCAGCAAATAACACACCTGTTGGATTTGTTTGGTCTGAGTTATCTAACAACACCCACTGACTTTCGTCGATGACTAGTTGCCAACGATAAATCACTGGATAATTTTCTAGATCGGCCGTGCTAATCCACAAATCACCAAAGACTAATGCAGTACCATCACTTTGAGTTGTTGGTTCAGTAGCACTCACGATCGGGCCTGCTGGATCAGTAGCATTTGCTCCAGTTGGAGTTGGGAAGCCGTTCAAGTCATAGTTTTGATTCTTGTAGCCTCTCCATGCACCATTGAAGTTAATCATAATATCAACTTCATCAACAACGCTGTAGAACCAATTTTGGTTATTAGGAGGATTTGCTGCAGGAGCACCTTCGTTAGCAGTGTATTCAAATTCTACCCAATTAGACAATAGTACTCCATACACTGTAGCAGAATTACCGCTAATAAAAGTTAAACTAGTAACCCCGCCACTGATGTCAACCGATGTAACTTCTAATACTAAGTTGTTAGTACCGGCTACACCGCCTAAATCAGCTCCGTCAAACGTTACTAATTCACCTAGTGCGTATCCTGAACCTGCAGCATCAGGTGATGAATTTGCAAGATAAATTCCATATGATGTAGAAACCGTTATTTCTAAGCCAGTTCCGGAACCTGAAGTAGCAGATTGCTCTATGTTATTAAATGTTGTTACTGCCGAATTGTAATATTTTACATTGTCAGTAGTTCCTGCTATAAAACCGGCTTCTACTAAAGCACCGCATGACTGACCTTTGTTAGTACCAGATTCTAGAACATCGAATATAGAGATACTACCCCCTTCAGTGTGAGTAATTTGTATAGCACCTGAAGTTGCAACTGTTGCAGTTGTGTATGGAATGCCTGCAGTTGACCATGCAATTACAAAATCACTAGCATCAGCTCCCTCGTTGATAGTTACAGTGTACACTGTACTAGATGTACTAGAGTTAGGAGATGATACACTAACATACAATAAATAAGGACCAGTTGCATCTGGGCCTAGTGCCGAGAAATCAGGTGCAGTATTTGTACCTGTTACTACTGTAGGACCAGTAGCAGTACGCTTCCAAAAGTTAACAGGTGTAATCTTAGAAGAATTGTTAAAGTTATACTGACCATATATTGTTCCTGCAGGAATAGCTTGTCCACCTGTAGGATCTAAAGTTGCGTTAACTGCTTCATCAGATTGTGCTAATGCGATTTCTTTGGTTACCCAATCTTCAGTGATGTTACTCCATTCTTGTATGACCGGATTCAACCCAGTACCGCCTGCTTTCATCCATACAGAACCTGTAGGACGAGGGTACTGTTGACTAGATTGCCATAATGGTTGTTGTGCTGCA